TTCGTTCTGAGGATTTGCCCGATCCACTCCACTTCATGGATAGTCACTGGTCGGATGTCGGTGCCGGTCAACCTAAGTCTGGACCAGTCCGCTCTCTCTCCCCACGGAATGTAGAACGGTCCCGACTGAAGGATCAGCCGGTCGGGGTCGAGAGGTTCGCTGTCGAGCGGGAACACGTAGGCAGTGTACTCCCAATCGTCACTGTACGGGCTGGACCCGATAGCCTTGAACTCGCCACTGTTGTCCACATGCACAACGTAGTCCTGCACGGTGACTTTCTTGCTGGTGTCGATCCTGTTCTGGTAGTCCCGAGCGAATACTCGCGTCGGTTCTAGTTCCCACTCGACTGTCTGCCCACAGAACAGGGTAGCCCCATTCGGTGCCACTTCCGCGTCGAAGAAGTAGCGAGTGGTCAGCGCGTTCAAGCGGATTTCCAGAGTGGGTCGTGCTTCCAGTCCGGGGTTAGCACACCCGGTGGCCTGAAGGAATCGAGCACCACCGTATGGCAACTCGATGTAGTTGCTGGCCACCTGCTTCTCGACCCGGCGGTCAAGCATCTCGTGGTATCCGTACACTCCGATGGGCCGGTTCAAGTCGAGCGAGTGTAAGAACACATCGCCGTCCGTGTCTATCCCTAGGAAGTAGACGAGGGAGTTGCGGAAGAAGAAGTATTCGACCACATCCTGAAACTGCCACTTACCCCAAGCGGACTGAAGGACTTCATTCCCGTCCCACAGGTATTTGTACACCCACACAGTTCGGCGGTTCTTATTCGTGCGGAACAGACCGAGGTTGAAGTTCTGGCTGACAGCCATACCTGTGATCGAACCTTCGATATACCTGTCCTGCGTCTCCGTCAGGCTGTTCGCCGCGTTCGCAGCGTTGTCACTGTCCGTGTAGAACTCCTTCACACCAGAGAACTCACCGGAGCTAAACGGGAACAGGATCGTCCTGCCCGTGCTCACCGGGGGAGTACCGCCAGAGGCGATCTCGAACTCCGTGGTCAGAACCATGCTCACCGTGTTCGGGTTGATGCCACCGCCACGAATGACGAACTGGCTGTCGCCCGGATCGGCCATGATGAACAGGTCTCGGTCGAAAGGCACGAACCAGTCCAGCTTCAGGTCATCTTTCTTGGTAGAAGTGATGTCCACCGGGTCGGTAGCAGCGACGACCGTCGCGGATGCCCTCCAGAGGTCGAATGGTTCGTTCGTGCGGCTCATCACCACGCTGTCAGGACTGAGCATAGCCAGCCTGCCCTCGAATCCCTCAAGGTCTCTGATTGGCTTGTCGATGAAAGACGGCCAAGGTGCGCTGTCTTCATCTCCCACCTGTCTGCCAAGCCACGGGCCGTGCTCCAAGTAGAAGGTTCCACTCTCTGCCACTAGCACATGAGGCATGGTGTTCAGGTTGAATAGGCGTTTCTGGTTTTGGTCGTACCACTCGATCCAAGTGCCCTCGTTACCGAAGCCAGCCGAACCGTTCTCGGGTATGGTGTCCTTGGCGTCGAACTTGAGCCAGTAGTCATCCTCGTCGGAGTCACTCGTGACCACCTTGACGATCATCCCGTTCGGTGCAAAGCGAGGCAGGTCAGCCACGTCCTTTACAGTGTCCGAGACAGCGCGCAGAATTTCTCCGCCCTCTCCGTCCGACACTCCTATGCGGATTTGCAATGTTGGGTGGTAGATTCTCCCCACGTCAAACGACCTAGTGATGACCGTACCAGCAGGCAGGTTAGGGTCAGCCAGAAGTCCAGCCACCAGTTCCCCGATGATGTACTCCGAAGTGGTCTTACCCGCATCCCCAGCAATTGTGCCATCGGGTGCGGTGTAATCCGCATTGATGATAGCCCCGTTGCTGAAGCGCACTTGCACAGCGTATGTCTTGAGGAATTGCCCGCCAAGCGCATGGAACAGCGCAGCGTACCACGGGTTCCCGTCCACGACGGCGCTTTTGAGCGTAACTCGGTTGCGGTTTACCAGGACGATCTTGCGATCCACCACATGGAACTGCATGTCCGGTCCAATGTAGTTAGGGCTTCCACCATTGCGGAACTGGATGTTCTGCCGGGTTCCGTCGAGAGCCCACATCTGGAGGTCTCCCGACTTGTAGCCGAGGATATAGTCCACCCCGTCATACGAGATGTCCTGGTACTTGTGCCCACTTGTCGCGCGGGCGAGAGTGGACCCCTCGTCAGTGGCGGGCCGAGTGGACAGTCCAAGGGTCACGTCCGAAATCAGGTTCACCTGCTCAGTGACCTGACCGTCCAGTCGAACGCGGTCGGGCTGTTGGCTTACTCCTTGAAGAAGTGTCCCGAGGGAACCTGATTTCAGTGCCATGTTACCTCACCTTTGGTTGCCAGCGACCATAGCTGATACCGCGCCGAAGCTGCGACACAGTGTTGGCCTGATTGTCGAAGATGTTGGCCTGCCGGTTCCGCAGATGTTCGCGGTATAGGCTCTGCCATCCGATGTCCCGCTCGTTGCGGTAGTTGCTCAGCTTCGGGTCAGCACCGTCCTCGTTCAGATAGAACTCGTACACTGCTTTTGAACGAGTGTACTCTTGCGCAGAAAGCGGCATGTCTTCAAGGGGAACCTCAAAGATCATCCGCAGCCTAACTGTCTCTCCAATTTCAAAAGTTCCCGTTGCAAGGTCATACATTCTACTTCCTCTAAGAGTTAGGTTGTAGTGTCGATCTGCGGGGTCTGCTTTGATGCAACCCTGTGGAACGATAATTTCACCGTTTGATTGAACAGCGATCTCTCTACATTCGGTGTTGAACCACAGCCCCACCGACTGAACAGAAGCCTGCACCCTGCTGAGAAGCTGCTCGGCTTTCATGTAGAGAGGGTGGCGGTTCTGTTCGGCAGTGAGAGGCCGTGCACCAGTCGAGACGATCATCTCATTGATGATGTCAAGTCTTGAGTACATAGCGGTCTCCTTACTTTGCTCACTGAAGTGCACCCGCGAGTGCACCTGAGAGAACAAAAAAAAGCCCCTCCATCCGAAGGACAGAGGGGCGATTGCAGTATGGCCCGGCCTTACGGGTCCAGAGTGGCGTTGAACTTAAACACCGCACCGGTCTGGTCGGGACGTCGTGGTGCCGCGCCGAAGGCCAGATAGCTGTCGATGAACCAAGAGAGTTCCAGCTTCTCGTAGTGCACGTCCGAGGTCAGCGGGAGGGTCTCGCCACCCAGAATCGAGTTCGGGTGCATGACGAGGCCCACTGAGTCAAGCTCGATGCCCGCCAGCACGTACTCCGTGCCGTTGCCGAGGATTGACATGTCGATGTTAGTGTCGGCCAGACGCGCGGTCGAGACGAGCGGTACACCCATCAGGGTCTTGATGGTGCCGTCAGCGAAGTCGCCGTTGTCACGCGAGAAGTCGCGGCTCACCAGCTTGTCGTTATTAAGCAGTACGGCGTGCTGGCGAGGACGCAGGAACAGCGCCGTCTCGTCGGTGTCCACATCGTTCTCCTGCATGTCCACGATGACCTTCTCGAAGGCCGTGTACAGCGCGTCGGGGTCGAGTTCGTCACCCGCAGCCGCTAGTTCGGTGTGGTATCCCGACTTGAAGGCGTCCCCGAGGTCACGACCTTGGATGCCCTTGATGCCCGCAGCCACGCCAGCAGTCACGTTAAGCAGCGCCGACTTGATGCCCATGTTCAGGAGCGCGGCGTCGAAGAACTTTGCGATTGTCTTGCCGTGGTCCATGCCGATCTCGCGCCGTGCTGAGAAATCGGTCTGGAACTCATTCAGTAAGGTCCGCTTGTCGCGGGCCAGAACGATAGTGTCCACGACGACCTGAGCGCGGTCGAAGTTGCGATTAGTGCTCGCTGGACGCCCACCGGCGTTCGCGTCGTTGACCGCCTGAAGGGTCGTGTCGCCCATCCGGCGAACGGTCTTGGTGTCGGTCCCACGGATGGAGTGCATCGACACGAACTGGCGCATGATTGAACGCTTGGCGATCTGTGCATCGACAACACCGCCGTATTCCTCAATCATGTCGTCGCGGTCGAAGGAACTGATTTGGTCAGCCATGATAGGCTCCTTTACTTAGTGTGGTATTCTTCAGGCGATCTATCAGATGCCCTGCTTCTTCCCTGCGTTGCGTTGTGCACGCAAGGCGTTGAACTCGGCTTCGGACGCACCGCGCCGGTACAGCCGCTCAAGCTGCTCACCGTACTCGCGGCGAGTGATCCCCTTGACCGTGGTCGTGGCCTTGGTGTCAGGAGTGACCTGACCATTACCAGCCGCGAGCGCGGTGTTTTTGGGGTCACTGTTGTAGCGGGAGATGATCTCGTCCGCTGCGAACTTCGCCTGACGACCGCCCTTGTCGAGCATGGCACGGAGTTCGTCAAGTTCTGAGGCGTCCATCTTGGCAGTGGCCCATTTGGTGGCCTTCTTCCAGTTTTCCTCGCCGCCCGCCGCCTCGTGGACGACCTTGGTTACTTCATGCACCCGAGCCTTCTCGCGGCTGGTGACAGTCTCGAAACCAGCCATGATGAGCGTGGCCTTGGTCTTGCCGACAGCCTCGATAAGCTTGTCCCGGTCCACGAGGGACGGGTCCATCTGCTCCCTAGCCTTTCCGAACAGTTCCAGCGCCGTCTCCGGGGTCATGCCCGAGTTCTGGATCAGGGTGAGTGTTGACCTCCCGACTTCATCGTTCCCAGGATCACCCCACACGGCGGTGTCCAGTTCCTTGTCGTCGTTGTCCTCATCATACTCCCCGTCCTTGGAAGCGGCGGCGTCAGCTTCGGCTTTCGCCTTGGCTTCCTTCTCCGCAGCTTCCTTGGCGGATTTGGCGTCGGCCCGCTCCTTGTTCGACGGGGCAGGGTCGCCGGTTTTTCCGTGGTCGGGCTGCTGGACCTGCGCGGCCCCAGCGCCCTTGTCCTCGTCGTCATCAGCCTGGGAACTCACACCTGGAGCGGCGTTGCCACCAGCCGGGGTCACGTTTCGCAGATCGGTCATTCTCTCTCCTTACTTTCCAGATGCAGCCTTGCTTGCCACCTGAACTTCGCCCTGCT